TGCATAGCCCTTCTGTCTAACCCAAGGAGTTTCGCGGCTTTTCTTGCACTTTCAAAGAAATAGCGATGCCCTGAACTCGTTACCACGTAGATTGGACGTTCAAGTGCTTTCGCTACGCGTTTGTTGCGGGTACCGTACATGTCGTTATAAAGCGCTGAGCACCATTCAAGGTTCGATACCGCGTTGTTTTCCTTGTTTTCGTCTTTGTGGTTGACCTGCGGCAAATTGTCAGGTTTATCCAAGAACGCCGTAGCCACGAGACGGTGGATAAGCTTATATTCAATGTTTCCATCTCGGCATAGATCAATCGTGTGATATCCACGGTTGTTGTGCTTGTCCGCGAGCACTCTTCCTTTTCTGCGGCGTCCTTGTGCGTCTTCGCGATCAAGGCTTCTTACTCTGCCCATGTTGCTAACTTGGTAGAGGCCTTCAAATCCTTCAATATCTTTCCAACTCTCACGTTCTTCTTTAAACATAGTAAATCGCCCTCGTATCATGATCGCTGTATTCGACCAGCTCAAACGTTTTGTGAGCAACCACGCCAATATCATCTGTCCAGCGGTCATTAGGTTTCCGCGTTGATACCTGACGCTGAACGAATCCTCCCAAGTCTTTACTCATCTCGCTATGAAGATGCCCCGTGAACAGCTCGCGGTTCTGTGCCGTGCCTAACATGAAGCCGAACTCATCTAGGTATTTTGCAAGGTAATTGTTCTTGCCTTTGTCTCCGTGAGTGGCACCAATGAAGTTGTGGCCAAGCATTGCACCTTTGTAATGCTTCAGCGATATGTCCCAAGTAATGTTTGTTTGGTTGCTGTAGGCGCGTTTCAATAACCGTGCGAACATATATCCAACTGACGGATCATGATTTCCGGCACAATACATGACCTCACACTCATTGGCGTTCTTAATGATTGCTTCAATCAGTGTCTCGAAGTATTGCTCCATTTCGTTCACCGTCTCGCCTAAGTCGGTTGTTTCGAGTTGTGTGCCCTTTGCTGTGGTCGAGTTGATATTGTCCACGTGAGCTAGATCACCGCCCAGAATGAGCAATATTTTAGCGTAGTGGCCGCGTTCAATGATCTCTAGCTGTCGTTTGAGAGATTCAGCATAGACATCAAACGTGTGACCGTTGAAATGTGTATCAAATGCAGGAATGACTAGATAGCGATCTGATTCCACAAAAATAGGAGCCTTGGCTTGATACGGCTCCTTGTGTGTGATGATGTCATTCATCAATGATTCATATTGTTCTGCTTCAACTAACGGCCTGATTTGTATCTTGCTTTGATACAACGTTGCTTCAGGTGTTTGCTTCCAGAAGTTGCTTGTAGCACGTACAAGCTCCCACTTGGTGTAATCGTACCCGTGAGCTTCCAGAACCTCTCTAGGCGTCATTTTGTGACCCCTGACAACCTTAAGAATGGTTTCACTGGATTGCGTGCCGTCTGAATCGTATTCATTCTTGACTGGTTTTTGGAACTCGATACCAAGCCGTTTTGCTTTGCCCTGAAGCGCGTCATAACTAATTCCTAGCTTGTCTGCCGTCTCACGTCTGGTAAAGCCTTCAGAGGCGAGCTTCCTAATGTCACCGATCTGTTCATCTGTCCATTGCATCTACTCGCCTCCTGAAATATAATAATTGTGAGCCACATGCAATCATGTGCTGCTCTTTTCATTTTTATTCCTCAGGCTCTCGGACTCGTCCCCGAGAGCTTTTTTATGTGCCTATTATAAGTATTGTGTTACAATGACTTAGTGAGTTCATTCTCACACTCCAAAAAGTGATTGGCCTTCGTTTTCCCAGAGCGAGGGTTTTTTGTTGCACAAAAATAGCACCTCACCGTTTGGCGGAGTGCTCATTTGCTCGACAAAAAGCGCTTTCTTATCAGGTTTTTTTGAGCTACCATATGTGTCAAGGAGGAAATTAAAAAATGCAAAAACGAAAGAAAAATCTAAGAAAGATTCCACACCAGATACTAGGAAAGCTGGATACCATGGACAATGATATCATAACCGTGGGAACCACATTTGCTATAGATAAAGGAAACTATCAAAAAGAAGGGTTAAGTCAGTATGGTATACCATTAGCCACAGCGTTACCTTACTCTTTTACCCCCAGCCCAGAATGTGGTGTATTCTCAAAAAGAAACCTGTATGGACAGGAGATAACACGTAAAGACCTTCCTAAGGTTTTAAAAACTTGGTATACCTATGGACCTAACTTTGGCGATTGGTCAAAGGGCTCGCACACCTCTGAACATGAAGTGCTTGCCTGGCCAAAGGAACACATTATGCCAAGAAACTATCGTGTCTCAATAAGTGAAATATCCAAAGATGACAGTTCTATATTCTTCAGTGCCGTTATTGATACCCCACTAAAAAAAGAAGAAGAGGGATTTGATTATAGCTTATTATATCAGTGTAACTTACTGCAGGAAAGCTTTGGTTCGTGCGATGTATTTCCATCTTCAAATACTAAGAGTGCATATATTGCTACACTCAATGTGAAATGGGAGCTTCTTCCAAGAGGGCAAAAAGACATTCTCGGATTTTTGTCCCGATCAGCTACCAGGAAGAATAGCGTTAAACCATTTCAAACCGAAATATCGGATAGAATATCATTTTTTAAATCAATAAACGTCAAGCAATATATACGAGGAACCCAAAAATTCAGTTCATATATAGGTGCAATTTTGCCTAATGGATTCGTTTTGCTTGAAAACTTTAGATATGGGAATGCAATATATATTTTTAAGAATAATTGGGAAAACTTCTCTAAACTTGACAGATTGTCTTTACAGTCACTTCGGAGTAATGACGTGATAAGAATAGTCCACGGACCGAGTTGGAAAGAAGCTGTGGAAAAAATTATAGGCTAATTTTCCCAGTCACTACATCTTCATCGTCTTTATAAACACTCATAATTAAATCATGACAATACTTAACTCCTTCATGAAACCCATCATTTTTTTGACTACTCCATGATGGGTTTTCTTTTTCTTTGTAGAACTCTACTTCGTTGTTCAAAACATCCACTACGCTTTTCACGCCTTCAAGAAATTCGCTTTTCTCCATGATTATAAATCTCCTTATTTTGTATTTTGACTATAAAAATAGCACCTCACATGAAGTGAAGTGCCATAGTCCGGTGCCTACTCCTAGGGCTTCCCAGACTTGGTCCAAAGCGAGCGGACGGAGTTGCACCGTCCTGTTTCAGCATTGCTTAACCGGTGTCAATGCCTTCCCTCATCTGTTGCTCGCATGATACGCCCCGGTTGTACTTTCCGGTGACGTCTAACGGTTCTTCTAGCACAGATACCGCCAAGAGTTGGCCATCTCAAACTGCATACCAAATGAACATTGGTTTTTACTGACTACGTGAGCCAGCGCAGCTATGCAACTGACAGGATTCGAACCTGCCCACCGGAAATTCTCCCGGGTTCCCATTAGCCTATGCTTCAGTTGCTGCTCGCTCTCCCAGTGTCAGATGGGGTCATCGCAAGCTGTGCCCGGTCGCTAAACTGGACAATGAGAACGGACGGGGATCGAACCCGCGACTCTTGGCTCTACCTACTGAGCTACCGTTCCCCGTGCTGTCCGTTTATCGTCTCCTCAACGGTAAGAATGGCTTTTAGCCGTAACAGACGATACAGCACATTACGTTCTGGGTAACCTTTCGGCCCCGAACTATCCCGTACTGGAATCGAACCAGCAACCGTACACGGTTTCCACATCGGGATTGCCTTGCCACAGCTTTATCATCACCATGGCTCGGAGGAAAAACGCGGTGTCTCAGGTTTCTCACCTTTGGCACAATACCATCATATGACGGAATAACGTGCTTTTTGTTGCATCATTGTTGCACGGATGTTGCATCTAGTTTCACTAGCGGACATATTTCAGCAAAAGCATAGAGAGCTTGTTGTGTTTGTCGCCAAAGGGTAGTTCGGTCAACATGCAAGTGAGCGGCTAACTGAAGGCTTGACTTACGTGTCGTCTTTGGAGTCAGATAGATCTCAGCTAAAATTATTCGGTAATCTTCATTCTCTATAGATTCAATAGCACCTTCACAGCACGCTATATAGTACAGCTCGTCAGCGTGCGATATTACCTTTTCCTCGGCTTTGTTGCCATAGCTAGGTGACTTTGGCATGCCGTCCATCACGGGACTTCTGAGCGCTATTTTGGTGCGTTGAGCGAGCCGCTTGTGATGCCAGTAGTTCCCCAAGACCTCTTTGGCGTTTTCAATTGTTTTGTCATGATCAATTGGGCTAAAATATCTCGTTGCTCGCACCACTGCGTCCACTCCTTATGGTATAATTAATTTTGTAAAAGTTTGGGGGATAAGCGTGCCGCGATGGTGCGCTTTTTTATTTGCTTTCAGAAGGCCGAATGAGCTCCCATGGATCAATCCCAGCTCCATATGCGATTTTGTCTAAGGTGTTAAGTGAAACACTGCCATTCCCAGAGATTACATATTCAAGCGTGGTGATGGGTATTCCGATCTCTTTTGCATATTTGGCTTGTGTCATGCCCAGATCGTATATATTCTTCCTAAGGTTTTTGGCCAATGCTTGTTTGCTGTCCAAATTATTCGCCTCCGTCCTCATTTTCGGTGTACCAGTCGTCACTGCTTAATAGCCAATAGCTTATTTCCCTGGCTTGCTTGTAGATTGGGTCAACACGTGTAGTCATCGCGTCAGTCGTCCATTTAGACCAGGCAATGTCGTGTAGTAGCTTAGTTGCAAGCTCGGCCTTGGCACACAGCTCGCCTTGAAGATATACGTCAATGTCCTTACTTTTGCTCATGTTTTCCCTCCAATAACTGTTTGTCTTCAAAGATATTGCCGATGACCTCGCACGTCTCAACACCTTCTTGAAAAATAGTTGTGAGTGCGTTTGCACCATAGAACCATGTTTCCGGTATGCCTTCCAAATCAAAGGCTGGGTAGTCTTCATCGCCAAACCATTTTACGGTTGCTACATATGATTCACCGTCTTCTCCTGTGACTTTCAGAATATCTGACTCGTAGATTTCTCGTCCGTTCTTGTCGTGGAGGCCAGCGTACTGCATCAAATGGGCTTCTTCGTCAATTAGTTCAATGCCATTTTTGCCATCATCAGCAGTTACCCAAATACGGCCATCAATATCCCATTCAATATTACTGACTGGATACATTTTGTGGTTGTGACTGCTATACGCTCTGAACTTAATCTCTCGTTTCATTTCTCCGCCTCCTCGCCAGAAACTTCTCGCAGCATGGTGTCGAATCCAACTGAATGGCCTACCTTTGTGAAACGCTCGTCCACGTCTTTTTTGTCAAACATTACATCTTCAATTAGTCCGCGATTAGATCTCAAAGCGTGCACATATTTCTTCCCGCGCCGAATGAAAATTAGGTCTCGTAATTTCGGATCGCTAACCCAAGGGTTTCTGATGATGTCGCCTTTAACTAGCTTCATTTCTCCGCCTCATATATCTTGATTTGCACATCATCTACCCAAACATCTGCATTGACTTTGGAAACTCGCTCTTTAACAAAGTCGATGACCGCTTGCCTAGCTTTTGGTTTCCAAGTACTTAGATTCGGGCAAGGATAGAGGTTAGCATCATACATCAGGAACTGAAGCACATGTTCGTTTGTAACACGATCATCGTGTAGAATTTCCTCAGTACGAATTCCTGATCCACGTGTGAAACCGCCTTTGAACTGCTCATGTATGTTCATTTCTCCGCCTCCTATAAGATGTCTCCGTATACCAGAAGCATTGTAGGTACCTTAGCTTCCAAATCTTCTTTAACCTCCTTGTAGGTGAGGTTATCTCCGTCTTCCGTTTTTGCAGAAGCAATACGATGCAGTGCTTCTTCACGGCTTAACTCATTAAACTTTTCGGGATCATCATTATCTCCATACATTTCACGGTATAAATTGAGGGCTTCCTTAGTGTTGTTAGCAACGATTAAACTACAGAAAGGTTCTTCTGTTTCGTAGTAGTTCATTTTTCTTCCTCCAATTTCACGATTTCGCCGGTTTCCTCAACGCGCCATACACCTAGCACCCATGCACGGGCGAAAGTGTCAACTCTATCTTTGACGTCACTGAACCAGAACCAATCTTGCACGCTTTCCCATTGAGTGCCATCCAATAAAAATGACGTACCCTCATCAAGCGCCTGAACCAAATCTCCACGATCATGCTTACGCATTATCAGGTATTTCCCAATTAATTCTGGAAGCACCGGCAGATCATCTGGCAAGGCGGTGTCATACCTGTTCAAGTAATATCGAACTGTTGAGCTGTCCCAAATCGTGTCTGTATCTTTTGCCAATAATATTGCTTCTACAACGTCCCGCTTCGTCTCTGTCATAGTTTCCTCCCGCAAATTGGGCAATAGTTAATTGCTTTATCCAAAACGACTGATACTTCTCTGAACCGGTTTATTTGTGTGACGCACAACTTTGGGTGCTGGTCCTCTGGTGATTTGATTCGTGCCCTCACCCGTCTGTACAACTTCGTTTTGCGAACGAAGTCGAAATATTCTGTCTTATCTGAAATAGCTTTTCCGTAATGTGCATGCTTTGATTGTGGGTCAACTTCGTGGCAATATGGGCAACTTTTATGATTGTCAGTTTCATCTGGCGAGGCGGCATCATAGTCCTTCTCGTATTTGGATATGGTTCCATCAAACTCACAATATCCATACGCTTCCTCTCCTTGGCCCCCGACCTTAAAAATCAAGTCGTACCATTCGTCTAGTGCCCGCTCAAACACGTCCCGCTTCGTCTCATGGTTCATAGCACACGCCTCCAGCCGGTAGTTTGAAACATTGCATAGGAATCGTCATGGTTCTTCTTTTTTAAGTAATTAAGTTGAAGAACTGCTCGCTCACGGTTGAAGTAGATAGGCGATACACGGTGTGCATTTCCAAAATCAGACACCTTGGCCACGAAGTAACAAGCTCGTCCACCACTTTTTAGGTTCACTTCTTGTTTATTCATCATCAGTCACCTCTTTATTCGCATTATTGTTTGCAATTCGTTCAATATCGGCTTCTGTTACACCAATGCCGAAGCATTTTGCTGTTTGAAAGCTATTTTCATTTGTGATCACCGGCTGTTTGAAATATGCCAGCATTTCAGTATTTGAGATATACGATACCGCCGATAGATTTAGCAACTTCCCGCTGTCTAGCTTAATCATCATCGTCAGTCACCTCCAACTGTTCCTTGTTGTAATCGATGATGCGTTTATAGTTGTTGTTCGCCTGCCATGCGCAATCATACAGGCCACACAGATCAAGCTTGTTGATTGCATTGTTCGCGGCAGCGATGGCCTTTTGCGCAGCGTCTATGTCAGCTTTAGTCGTCATCGCTATCACACCAGACTTTCTCGCAGTCGCCCAGTCCGTAGTGCTCAATCTCGGCGTCAGTAAACCGTTTCTTGTCGGTCATGCCTTTTAGGTAGTAAGAGTCACCCGCGTTGCAATATTTATCGTCAACCTTATAGAAATAGCTGTCGTCCGTATGTGGCACCTTGACGTTGTACTTCTTCTCCTTTGCCACGGTGAAGCCGTTGACGTAAGCATTCATCAGCAGCTCTTCGTCATTAGACTTCAAAATGATATAGCTTGCTGGGCGTTTAGCATTATGCGCATCTTCAACGATTTCGGCCTGCTTCTCGCTTAGCACTACCTTTTCAGGCTCCTCAACGAGCGTGACAGCGTGGCCGCCGTGTTTTAATGACCACATGCTGGCTACCGAATCGGTTGCTGTAAAATTACCGCCCGTTTGGAACCACATAGGCTTACCGGCATCGTTAAATGCAAGGTGTAGCCGATTGTCATCCTCGACTACGTACAGTTTTTCTTCGCTCATTTTTCGACCTCCTGTTTGATTGGCACTAGTTTGTAGTCCACATCTTCGTACATGACGCCTACGACCTTGCCAGTCTCTTTGCTGATGTAGATGTCATCGAACGTGTCGTCTCCTGTTTTCATTGCTCGGCCTCCTTTCCCGCTGCTAATTTCTGAATGGCTCCGTTGTATCTTGCGGGTATCTCTGTTGATTCAATGTGATTTTGTTCAGGTTCTAGCCATTTTCGAATATTAAATTCTTGTTCAACGTCTTTGCTGTGTGGCATCACATTCACTGTGCTGAAATGCAAATAGTCGTCTTCATCGTTTTGAATGAAATATACTTGTCTAGCAGCACGTGTCAGACTGTCACCATGAACAATTGTTGCGTTCATGCCGCGAATGGTGGAGTTGAATATTAGAAATGGCAACGTACTGTCGCCAAGCTCTTCAAGGTGATAAAAATACATGCTTGGCCGATAGTCCCAAGGCTTGTGCTTCAAACGGTCTTGTTGCCATCGTTGAATCATCATTGAGCCAGTCCCAGCAGCAACCTCGTAATACTCGCTACTGTCATTCGATCCAACGAGCATGTTCACGAGCTCGCTAATGCTTTCAGGGGTGAAATCTTGTTTCTTGTCTTTGCGGTCAGCTTGAACACTCATGAAATATTCTGAGAACCAGTCATGCGATACGTCTGTGCTGATATCTAGGAATTGCTTAAAAAGCTCGTTACGCTTTTGCTGATCCATGACAATCTTCATCAATGCTGCTGGGGCTTGTTGAGCTTCACGGACACCCAACAGTTTGTGAACGACATCTGCTGTGAATTTGGTCGTCATTTGAGCGCCTCCTTAATCGATTTCTTCGGCTTCAATCTCAACACGGGGTTGATCGCTGTACCATTTGCCAACATGGATTTCGACTATTTGGTTGTCGTCTTCCCACAAAATGCCGGTAAGCGCATCTGATACAGACTTGTAGTAGTTGTCTACATCCGGCTTAACTGTTGGCCTAACTTTTCCTTCTTTTTTCTGCCTTATTAAGGCCTTACTGCCAGACTTTTGGAGCGGACGGTATATTTCCATTGCCACCCTTATTGGGCCGCTTAGAGGCTCAATATTTAGTTCTGACGCCACGCTCTTAACGTGCTGCTTGTAGTTTCTTGATTTAGTCGGGTCGTAAGCATGACCCATTCGCGTGAACCTCGGCCGTCCTTGTGGGACTGGGTTACCAGGTATCGTTAGCCTTATCACGCTGGCTTCACGTCCTTATGCTCGATCATACTTTTGCCTCCTCAAAATTTTTGCTTCGGTAAGTTCACATTTAGCTTTTTCAGATATCCCCGCCAAATGTCGTATGTGTTTTGGCAGTAAGCTCGTGTTACCGGATCTGTTTCTTTTGTCGGTAAATATGCACTAGTTTCTCCATAATATTCTGACTCAGCCGTCTCTAACGCATCGACCAATGTCACGTACGCCCATTTGTACCAAAACTTCTTCATATCAGCATCGGCTTGTTGCGCCTTTTTTAGATATTCCATAGCTTCATCAAGTTGCAGAATGATGAACAGGGAGTATTGATAATGTCCCTCCCGCATGTACTCATTGAACTCTTTAAGGGTCATAGTTGGATAAGCCATTTCAATACGCCACCTTAAACTGCAACTTTGGCGCGAAAAAGTGAAAATCAATGCTGCCAAGTGCTCCTTCACGATTTTTAGCAATTGTTAAAGTCACAGTACGGACATCTGATCTTTCATTCTGCCGGTCACTGTTCCAGAGAAATCCGACCGCGTTGCTATCTTGTTCAATTGATCCCGACTCTCGTAAATCTGACAGTACCGGTTGCTTGTCCTGACGATTCTCAACACCTCGTGATAATTGACTAAGCAAGACAATCGGGATACCAAGCTCGTTGGTCAGCACTTTGAATTGACGGGTGATCTCTTCGATTTGCAGACGGCGATCGGCTTGGCTACGAACACCAATAAGCCCGAGATAATCAACAATCGCCAGGTAACCTTTATCTGCATCAGCGGCTCGCTGCCGCATTGTTTTGACAATCTGCGGTAATTCCACCTGCTTGTCGTAAAGCTGCAAGTGATAGTCTTTAAGGACGTTTCCTGCCTTTTCAACCTCAACCTTCTCAACATCGCTTAGGCTTTTCTGCGGGTTGATGAATTTACCAGCACTGATGCCAGTCTTACAGGCCAACAAACGGTTGTAGTTTTCTGCATTTGACATCTCGAGCGAAAATAAGTCTATGGTCAAATCTGGTTGCTGTTTTAGAGCCTCAACGATGAGATTAACCGCGAATGCTGATTTACCGACACCAGGGCGCGCACCAATCGTCAACAAACGTCCTGGCATCAAGCCACCGCCCAGAATGTTGTTAAGAGTGAAGTACGTTTTAATCCCATTGTCAGTAGCACCGTGTATCATTTTGTCTTCCATGGCCGCTGCCAAATCTGCAATGCTACTTTCAGTTACCGTCTGACTGGCAGCAGTAGCATTCTGTGAGGCAACCATCATCGCGGTAAGATTGTCCTCGCTTGGTTCTTCCGAGTACGCTTGTGCTTTTTGAATGAGTTGACTACGGAAATAATCCCGTTTTAGCTTGCCTACCCACCAGTCAAAGCGTGAGGTGCCAAAATCGCTGGTCATAATGTATTGCCAATCTGTTACTGACATCACGCCAGGATGAGCTGTATCAAAACCATCCTGTAATTCCAGCGTGTCAACGTCACCTGGCAACTTGTTCATGTAGGCAACGACTGCAGCGTATTGCTGGCTGTTAAACCATTTAGGGTCAATCCATTCAGACTTGATGAGTTCCGGCTTCGTATATAAGCCATACATGACATGTGGTTCAGGATTGCTAGGGTCATAAAGCTTTTTCGTCAAGCTTGTTGCCTCCCTTCATCGTATTCAGCAATGTAACGTTTAGCATCTTCTGGATTGATCGGAATACCCTGCGCTTGGATTTCTTCAAGCACTCTGTCAGGACTGTTGTAGTCGATATACATTGCAATAGCAGTTTTCTTGGGATCGAACTTAGGCTTTCGAGCTTCCTGCTCATCTCGTTCTTCCTTTACGACCTCAAGGTAATCGTTCCATGCCTCTTGGTTGAAGAAAGTACTACCGTCTTTGACAAACCGCTTCTCTGTGCCTTTGCTCTTGATTAGCTGTCGATAAGCCACAATGCCATCCTGAATTTGTCTGTTGGTAGCAGGATTCTTCTTTCTACTCATTACCCGTTTGTACGCAGCTAGTGCCGGCTTCTTGCCGATCTTCTTTGGATACAGTTTCCAGAGCTTTTCAAAGTCACTCTCTAACGTGCTGGATGCACGTATGTTTTTATTAATACTTGTATTATTCTCTGGGCAGTTTTCTTCACTAGGGTGGTGAAGATTTTTTCCCCAGGTAGGCAAGACTTCTGATCGAGGAGCTAAACTAATAAATCTCTGTTCGATCTCCTTGCTGCCGTTTTTGTACTTGACAACTCTGCTGATATATAAATTGTCCTCTAGACACTTTAGCCAACTTTTGATGGTGCGATTGCTAACCGAATAGAGTTTTGCAAAATAGTCGTTCGATGCCCAGCAGTAACCGTTCTTATTGCTGAGTGCCGTGATCTCGCTGTACAGAAGCTTTGCTCCTTGTGGTAGCTGTTTGTCATAGCGCACATCTGGCGGAAGGATTGCATAGTAACCTGGTTTCTCATTCATGATCGTCACCGTCTTTGCTGAAGTATTGATCGGCAATGTTTTGGCGAACATCCATTAAGTCTGCTTCGAATTTGATCATGTCGAGTGATGTTTGACCCAAGATATCCATGTATTTTTTAAAGTTGTCTTTTAGGAACAGCCGATCTTGAATCTTCTCACCATCGGTCATGTGAGGATCATCATCCCTGAACAGATCGCACTTGGTTTCTGCCCATTCTCTCAAATAATCCAAAAGGTACTGATCAGTTTTTACTTTGTATGCAAGTGATTCAAGACGATCAAGTTGCTTGCCAATTTCTCTGGCCATTGTTTTACCTCATTTCTTTCTGTGATATAATGAGGTCACTCAATGTGAAACCTCATTTTTGGCCGTTAAGTGTGCTAGCACTTAGCGGTTTTTGTTTTGTCAATTATTTCGTTGATTAAGCTGATGGCAGTTTGCAAGCCGTCTTCTCGTCCCATGGCATAAGCTCGTGTCTGATCCGTTCCTTGACGGTAATTATGACCAACGAGACGTGCGTTATCGGCTTGCGTAGACAAGTAGGAGATAAGTGAAACTAGCTTAGCTATAGCTGCTTCATTCAATCCACTGCCTCCAATTTCCGCTGTGGCCTAAGCAGTGACCAACGATCACACCGAAGCCACCAGCAATTAGTAAATAACCAATCATTTCTCCGCCCTCTTACTGATTTCTGGAAAGTGGCTCTGCACAAAATCGTCAAATGGAATTGGTTTACATAAGTAGCTCGACTTTCCTCCATGTGGATACATCACAATACGATCTCGAAGTTCACGTTCATACGGAGCAAATACGTTCCGCTTAAACCATTCTTTGTCACGGTGATACCGGCTTTTGAGTTCTGTAACATCCCACAAGCCACGATAATCAGCGTCTCGCTTCAATTGCTCGTATTCCGAACGGTCAACGATTACCTTGTCTTCAGGTAGCGTGATAGTGATTTCGGGGTTAATCTTCAATGTTGTTTCCATGGCATTTCCTCCTTCCCTGTGGATATTTTTGGCGTTTGGGCTCCAATTTAGACAGCCTTCTTAGTCCGCTCTATAACCTGTTTTCGTCCATGAACTGTTCAAACAGTCCTTTTCCTGTTTTTTCACGGTTAATTCGTGACATGGTCATCATCATATTGACCATGAAATCGGTGATGTCATCGTTCCAGTACTCCATCAAAAATTTGAAGGGTTCAGCAATTGGCTTATCAATTCCGTTAGCATTAATCGAATCCAACATGGTACTGAAATAGTCTTTGCATCCGTACTTCTTGCCGTCATAAGTTTTCTCTATTGGGAAAATGCCCATGAACTCGCGTGGCGTTAATCCTCCAACACTGGTTAGCACTTCCTCCATTTGTAAAAATCTGTCTTGCTGATCATCAAACTTAGCCGTACGGTCATAAAATGCATAGGCTTTTATCCCGTAGTACACGAGCTTTGGAACTGACCATTTTGCTACCTGCATGCAGTGCAGTGGACTTGTGTTAGTTGAAAGCTCAATCATCACCATCGATGAAATTCGCTCATAAGCGGCAAGCCGAAGATCAAATAGCTTAGCTTCAGGTGTTTTAATCATTTGTCTACCTCATCAATCGTTGCCAGACTGCTATCAACGTATTCTTGAATTGGTCTCAGGAGTGCCATCCATGTATAAAATGATCGATTCGTACCGTATGCCAAGATTGCAGCATTTTTTTCGGTACGATTGTTTCGATATGAAACTACAGAGCCTTCCATAGTGTCGAACTGATCACGAAGAGCTTCTAAAAGTTCCTTTGCTGTATAAAGGTCAAAAGACGCCATGCCTAAATCAGGCGCTTTGGTGCTATTTGAAACATTTTTCATACTGACATCTCCTTTAATACTCGTTGTCCCAGACGCGATACTTGATGGCGTGGTCCTTAACAACCGCCATGTAGATCTCAATGAGCCGCTTGTCATTGCCGATCACATCAACTTTGTTCGTCTTATTTCGCTTGGATAAAGATTGGCCTTCCCCAGCCATTCGGTTGCGTAAGTTGGTAAGCCGTGTACTCAAGCTGTATCCGCCTCGTTGTTCGACATCTTTGTAGATATCTTTCCGTGTGGCTTGATAATCGTCTCCTCTCATATGTGCGATCTTAGTAATTGTGTCCCGAGTTGCTCGGCGCCAGTCCATTGTAGAGATACTTACGATGTCACTGATGGCATCAACTTTGTGGTCGATTTGAGTTAGTTTGCGTTCCTGTTCAGCCATGGCTTGAGCTGCCTGGATAGCAAACTGCGTTTGCGGGCTGAGACCTTGTAGATTGAGCCGGGCTTTCGGATTAAAGTAGTTTTCTTCCAGACTATCGAACATATCCCAAGCTTGATCTGTGCCAAGCATTTTTGAGTGCCGTGCGGCACCGCGGCGAGTCCAGAGATATAGAGCACTTGCATTTTTCCCAACGAACCCACAATTTGTCGGTTCGTTCTTGAATGCCCGAAGTTGCTCCCCTTTCAGCTTGAAGAAGTGCTTTCCTTCAATGAACTTATTCGAGTTTCGTTTAAAGTTCATTTGAACGACTCCAACAGTCGTTCCGTACAGTTCTGCAAGTTGTTCGGTGGTCAGTACACGCTGGCCGTTTTGTTCAATTGGTTGTGGTTCGTTCATATCTATACCGCCTCCTTTAAGCCAATGTATAGAAGTGCTTTTTCCAAATATTCGCGTCCTTTTGGACCAAGGCGTTCGCCTCGAAGAATGTCATGGACGTACGTTTTAGATACGCCCAAATATTCAGCCAAGTCTGCTTGAGATCCTGGCTTCAATCCAGCAAGACGATTCCGATCGAGCTGAAGTTTGATTCGTTCAAATTGAGTAATTGACATGTGCATACTCCTTTCTTATAGAATTAAAGCTAAATTTGTTGACATTAATTAGACTATGATTTAATATCAAGGCATAGTAAATTAGCTTACACGTTTACTAAAACGCCCAATGCCTGCAAGCAATTATTGACGTTTTAACGTGTTTACTGATTGCGATTAACTTAGCTTACAAGGACAGTATATTAGTCTAAGGTTTAATAGTCAACACTTTTTTAGACTTTATTTTAGTGTCTGCCCTTATCGGAGGAAAATAATTCATGACACCTTTTGACAGACTAAAGCTCCTCGCTGATAAGCAGGGGCTTTCAATTAACGACGTGGAAACGAAAGTGGGTATCGGGACAAACACCCTATATTCCTGGAAAAAGAAAATTCCAGGTGGGCAAAATTTATCAAAGGTTGCAGATTTCTTTCATGTTTCGACTGATTATCTTTTGGGAAGAACAGATGATCCGTCAATTGCTGATAAGCCTTCTAAAGTTGATCTCGCTGATGAAGATGTAATTATGACTTTTGAAGGCCAGAAAATTCCTCCTGAAGATATTGAACTGATGAAACGTCTTCTTAGGGGGAAAGGCAAATGAACGAATACCTTAAAGCTGTTCTGAATTGGGGTTTTGAGCAAGGAGTGGGATACCAGCTTTGTTATAGGCTTTCACCTGTTACTCCCTCAGGATCAAATCCTAAGTCTAAAACGGTAGTGATTAACATGAACTGGCATGATCCAGCACAGCTTCCTTATCAAGCGGCTCACGAAATCGGTCATGTGCTAAATCAAGACTCTGGATCACTATATATGTTTACTCCGAGCAAGGTACGCTATGAAGGTGAAGCAAATAAAAGAGCGATAGATATTTTGGTGCCAATTTATTTTGAAGATGTATATCCTGAAGATGCCAATATCCAAGAGTTTTTAGATTCATTTCACATTCCAGAAAAAATGCGTGACTGGGCTACTGACAGCATTAGAAAATATTATGCATAAATCAATCTGGGGTTGGTCCAAGCCGGAGTACAATGACTGTATATTCACTTTGTCCGGTGGAGGCCGTATAAATGGCAACAAAAAAAGTTAATAAAGTTCTGATTGCTTTGCATAAATACTACACGGTTTTGTTTGCAATCTTAGCATTACTGTCCGTTGCTCTAATCGTGCTTGATTACATGGGAAGGATAAGCATTGATAAGTCCCCTTATACTGAAATTGACAATGGCATTCTAGTTATATTTGCAATTGATTATTTTAGCAGAATGCTACATGCAGACAGTAAATGGGACTTCTTCAAGCACAATCTAATCGATCTTTTAGCCATACTTCCATTCAACTATGCCTTTTCTTTTTTCCGTTTTGGTCGAATTTTTAGGCTGGCTAGGCTTACTCGTCTGATGAGGTTAACTAGGCTTGCAAGACTAGCGGGGATCGTTGGCATTTTAACCAAACATGCCGAAAGAATTCTCAAGCGTACAGGCCTAATTTATTACATTTGGCTATCTGCCGCCTTAATTCTAATTGGAGCAAGTGTTTACTCTGTTACCGAAAGCGTCGGATATGGCGATTCTCTCTGGTGGGCAATTGTAACAGCCACTACTGTTGGCTATGGGGACATCTCTCCGCATACAGTGCTTGGAAGAATCGCGGCCGTAATTCTTATGTTTAACGGAATAGGATTAATCAGCGCTTTGACGAGTGCTGTTACAGCCTATTTATCTGGCACCAACTCAGACAGTTCACAATCGCCGACTGACGAGATTAAAAAGCTTTACGACCTAAAACAGGCTGGTGCCATTACTCAATCTGAATATGATGCTAAAAAGAAGCAACTTCTGGGACTATAGTTTTTTCCTCAACACAAGCTGAACCATATGGCAATCTTACGTCCAAGCCCTGATCGACGTTAAAAGCTGGATTTTTTGGAGGGATTAATTTTGGATAAGGGTGAACCAAAAAAACCGATATATAAGCGTTGGTGGGTATGGCTTATAGTTATGCTATTTGTCATGGTGGTCATTGGCAATATAACTGGTGGCAGTGGCAACAAAGCATCAGAGGACGGGACAACCGAAACCAGCGCCGAATCTAGCGAAAACGCGGCGGAAGATGATGATTCAGAAGACACAGATAGTAGCAATTCAGATATAGCAGATTCTTCTACCTCCGAAAGCTCATCTGATGAGGCAACATCAAGTTCCGATTCATTCGATACTTCTCAGTATGCAGACATACATTCCAAGTTTGCTGATGACACCATACTGTCTCAACCAGAAAGTGATCTTTCTAATGGCAATGCGTACGTTCTAAATCACTACTATATAAAAAGTCTTGGCGCTGACAACTTTGGAGAGTATCACCTATTGCTATCTAATGATGAATATTCAGATCCTAGGTTCATGGTTGTATATAAGCCTTCTACTGGTCAAAAACTAATAGAAGGAACCTATTTAAGCGTTTATGGAGTTCTCAATGGTGTTGGAACAGTGAATACATCTGTAATCAATTCTGGCATATCTCCTGAATATGCCGGCCAAAAAGTTGTTCTTTTTCTTCCCGACCATGTTGTCAACGACAATTAGTTCCTTCCCCCACGCGAGCGGCGTCCCCGTGCAAGCCGGAGAGTGGGGCTGAACACAAAAAATATTAATATAAAATGATATGGAGACATAACACATGGATGAGACACAACTATCAATTTATATAGACGAATCTGGCACCCTTTGTAAAAGTGATTCTAGTCCTGACTATTTTGTATATGGAGGTTTTTGGTGTACCTCTGACCAGTCTGAAAATATTTCAGCAAATTTTGGCAGAGAATTAATTAGGCTTTTTCCCAGTTGTAAAAATGGTGAGAAAAAAGCTTCGACGATGAAGCATCGAAAAGAGCGAATTCTACTGAGCAAAATCGTTTCAGACAGCGAAGGATCTTTTCATCCTGTGTTTGTTTCTGAATATCTAAAGTCTCTAGAAAATCCGCTGAGCACAAAGGAAGAAAAGCAGCTTCATAAAAACTATCTTCTTCGTCGTTTTGTCGAAAATTGTATTGTAGATTTTCGACAATGTGGTTATACATCAGAAACAATAAATGTATACATAGACGATCAGCCAAAAACCAAAATGATTTCATATGATGACTTTCCCAACTATTTATCAAATCACCTTCACGGCCAGTACTATTCTCCGTCATACATTACCTCAAATGCTAAAATAAGCGTAAAATTTATGGACTCCAATTTTGACAGGCGAATACAGCTCTGTGACGTTTTAGCTAATGCAAAGTGGAATCACTATATTCACGGACATAATGATGTTGAGAAGGGACTCGAAAAAGCAGGTGTAATAAGACTAAAGCTACCGTGACTTCAGAAACACTATATGTTAGAATGTGGTTAAGAAGTAATACTTCTGTTAAATAAGGAGATTCGGCCATTCATGGATTGTGCAGAAATGCACCCTACTCTTTGTTGGAACCCACATTCGTGTGGGTTTTTATTTTGCTAAAAAAGCGCCTACCCCACCGGCTGAAGTGAATGGGTAGACGCCTTATAGATCCATGATTGTATGGTAGATGCAATAGCACCTGTCTGTATTGTATCACAAGGAGGTGTAAATGATGGCAACATTTAGAAAACGCGGCAAGTATTGGGAATACCGTGTTAAGTATACGAATGCCGCTGGGAAACAGTTGGTTGCTTCACACGGCGGGTATCGTCTGAAATCATCTGCACAAGATGCTGCGGAAGCTGTTGAAGACAATGTAAAGCGTGGTGGCGATCCTTCCAAAGCTGGAACACTGTTTTTGGATTATTGGGATCAATGGATTGATGCTTATAAGTCAGGTGATAAGTCCCTCAATACTGAATATAGATACACGTTGCTTAGAAAACATTTGAAGTCACGTTTTGACGGCCGTGAGCTTGGCTCAATCCGTCCAATCGAATGGCAACGTTTCTTGAACGACTTCGCTGCCGGTAAGGACCGCAAGAAAGAGACCACACGCAAAGGCCATCGCGAACGATCAAAGGATATTGTCAGCAAGATGAACAGCTATGTCCGCTCAATGGTTAAGGCTGCCATCAATGATCGTCTGCTCTTTTCTGACTTCACTTTTGGTGCCAAGGTTGGTGGTATCCGTTCAGGAAGCAAAGTCAAAGTGCTTGATCAGGACGACTTTGCACAGGTTAAGTCCAAGGCAGCCGAGAAAGCTTCATATCGAAGCATAGGGGCACTTGCAGTGTATTTAGGGGCAATGACAGGCATGCGTGTTTCTGAGGTTCTAGCGCTCACGTGGGCTGATATAGATACTATTAACAACGTGATACATGTTACCCGTTCTTGGGATCATCAGTATGGGACTGGATTCAAGCCGACAAAAACCGAAGCGTCAATACGAGATATTGAAGTGTCATCAGCAGTTGTTAAGCTACTCGAGCGCATTCATCAAGAGCAAATGGCAGCATACTTGCGAACTGGTTATAGAGATCCCGATCAAATGATCATGCGGAATCAATGGCACACGGTCATTACTGACACAGCCTGCAATAAGGCACTTGCGATTTTGCAAAGCGATGCAGGGATCCCAAAAGAAAAACAAATTACTTTCCATGGCCTTCGTCACAGCCACGTTAGCTATCTAATTAGTCAAGGAATTGACATCTATTACATCTCAAAACGTCTTGGCCATTCAGACATTACGATAACTATGCGAGTATACGGTCATCTTTTGGACTCTCAAAAAAAGAAGGAAGCTTTGAAAGCCACGGCTGCCATGGATCGGCTTTGAATATCTTTGTCCCCTTTTTGTCCCCCTCAAAACAAAAACAAAGCCCTCCTAACATTAGCTAGGAGGGCTAAAACGTTGGTTTAAAGGCATTCTCTAAAACTAAAAGAGGCTAAAGAATGCTAATGAATGCCGGCTGCAGGCATTTTAGTTGCCTATATATCAGTGTCTGGAACTGTTTTGTCCCCTTTTTGTCCCCTTTTACTGGCAAATTTAGAAGCATCCAGAAGCAAGTTATTAAATCGTGTTCAATGGCTTTGCTGTGGCTGATGATTTAGTCCACAAAAATAAACCTCCCGCCATTGCTGGTAGGAGGCATTTTTGTTACCTGATATACAGGCTTTCGCCTGGGTAGATCAGGCTGTAGATTGTCTTGCTGTTGTTAGCAGCCAGCGTGTACATGCTGATGCCGTACTTGCTGGCAATGCTCCAGAAGCTGTCACCAGAGCGGACTGTGTAATACGTGTGGCTTGCTACGCTTGAATAGCTTGTGCCAGATACTCGGAGAACGTCTCCGGGGTGAATCACACTATTGATCGTCTTGCCGTTGTTAGAAGCCAAAGTATACATGTTCATGCCGTACTTGTAAGCAATCGACCACCAGCTATCACCAGACTGAACCGTGTAGGTTGAGCCTGAGTTTACTGACGGCACACTGGTCGTTGTCAGCAGCTCAACATTGCTTCGGCTAATCCAGCTCATGATGCCACCAAGCAATACGTTAGATCCAGATACTTGCTGCACGGTGTACGTCTTGCCCTGAACCCAGCTAGGCATTGCGACACCATTAGCCCAACGGGTTGTGCCAAAGTTTACCTTAACACTATCGCCTGCTTTGATCTGGCTAAGTGTGGTGTTGTTAGCTTGCTGGCCTGCGTTGGTTGCTGGTGTGTTGGTTGAAGGGTTGACATAGGTCTTGCCGCTGTCAGTTGTCGTGCTACCGTTGTAGCCTGAATCAGTGATGCCGGTTAGATCAACGTTGCCATCAAGGCCACCAGCGCGATAAGTTGAAGTGAACTGGAAGATACCTACATTATCAAAGCTCGGGAAGTAGCCATAGTTCGGAACAGTGGTTACATTGTAATCAGGATATTCCGCAAGCCATAACTGATAGCGGCTGGCAATCTGTGACAAGTCAATGTGGCTCATCAAGAAGCTCTTATAGCCGTACAGCATTGGCGTGTATCCAGCATCACGAATGTAGTCGAGTGCCCACAGCAAGGTTGCCGTGTTGGTTGATCCAGCTTCATAGTCAAGTGCAACAATCGACCCTTTTGGTGTTTGAACCTCTGGCAAGAAATGATCTAACACTTGCTTGGCCAAATTCGTGTTGTCGATATTCTGCCACCAGATATAGGTGTGTGCTCGCTTGCCAGCGGCAATCAACGATGCAACCTGTGTCTTGTACGTGGTTTGCTCATATGTGCCGTAGCCGCTATAACCACCGATTTGAGAGATGCCGAACTTGTCAGTGGAATAACCAAAGACACCGTTATCTCCTTGGTACCGGCTCCAGTCGACACCTTGATCTCCCTTGGCCGCATTGACCTGCGATGGCAAGGCAAAAGAAATAGCCGCCAAGAAGGCGACTACCAAAGTGATTAGTTTAGTTTTAAATTTCATTTTACATACTTCCTTCTTTCTATTTAATAATCCCTGGCAGATAATCTAGTTGAGGTGACTGAAATGAAAAAAACAAATTTTTGGATAAAAATTGTCTTACCTGTATTTAGCTGTTTGGTAACCACTGTTGTTTCTGCGTTTACAGTTGCAAACGTAATTACAAACTCACAACAAATTCACCGTCTGAATGAGCAAAATCAGTTGTCAGCTTTGCAAGAACAATCAAAATCGGTAGCTGCATGGGTAATCAAGGCCGGAGAGTATGGTAAAGACAATTCAGGAATTTCAAACGGTGTTATGGGAACTGTTAAGCTTTCAAACGCTGGCACGATACCTGTATACAATGTTTTTATAGTCACAATGTTAAATAATGAAGCTACGGCTGTCGTAGAAGACTCATTAAGAATGGCCGCTTCTAGAAATTTCGTTACTCATACAGACATCTTACCTCCAGGAGAACACACTATCACTGTCCCGATGCCCGGGCGCGATATGGGTGCCAAGCATCCAGTAGCTCTTATTTGTTTTACGGATTCTCATAATAATCAATGGGTTAGAAATTCTTTTGGAGATTTGATTCAAGTTGATTATGTTAGTCTACTCAGCAACGATGGAATTTCTCTTCCATACACCAATACAGAGTTAGACAAATAATTAATATGAAGAGAACCATCATCGATCCGGTCACGATACTTAGGGACTTCAACATAGTAAACTCAGCAATAGAAAACGTTAACATGGACGCATAAAGTCCAAGTGCACAAACGATAAGCGTAATTATGCCCGCAATCATTGATGCAATAAAATCTGCCATTTGTTTCCTCCTTATTGCTGTGGAGCAACAGATGCCGGTGCCAGTTGAGCCTTAACTGCATCTGCGGCTGCTTGAGCTGCGGCAGCCACTTTGTCTTGATTAGATGCTTCCTGATCGACTGTCTTTTGCGGATAGGTTTCTGCTAGGCTGTCTTTCAAATCCGCGTAGGATTGCTCAACTGCATTGGCAATTGTCTGCTCGTCTGTGCTGGTGAAACCAAGCGACTTCAAACCATCTTTAACTGCTTGAATGGCAGTCGATTTCTTAACCGCACCGTCAATCGCCTGTGTCACACCAAGCTGTTCTGCCGCTGTTACCGCAGCACTTGCCAATGGGCCTAATACCTTTACCAAGGTCAGCGCCTGTTTGTTAGCCAGCAATTGTTTTGAGATCCAAGCCCCAATGATTGGAATTGCTGCTACTGCAAGTGATACCAAAAGTTCTGTCAAATTATTCATTTGTATCTTCCTTTCTTATTTCAAGATCGTGAACTCGGTTATACAAGAGCTCACCGGTTCCATTTCCACCAAGTGCCTTATAAGGCTTGAACAAGTAGTCTAGGTCATTTAGATCCGCTGTGCTGACATAGCCACGATCTAAATATGTCTGGCATGTCTTGTATAAGTCGTGATGTTGTAACCCGACCATCGCTGTTTTGAGCAACTCAACCGAATCCTGCAAAGCTTCTGCTTCCTTTTTACGGTCTAGTTCATTTGCAGCAACCTCGTTTAGCCGTTCCTTCTTATTGTCTTGCCATTTACCATACAAAATTTTGATCCACCACATCAGCAAACCAGAGACCAGCCCCGCTCCACCCAACTTTATAAATAAATCCACATTGTTCCACTTCCATTCCATAAAAATAGCCGCTAGCTTTTGCTGGCGACATAGTCACTGCCTGTAATTTGCTTGTATTGATCTGGGGTGATCATTACCGGTACATAAGGTGCTAAATCAATTCCCCAACTGTAAAGTAGTGCACACTGATCATAATTAGTCACTTGATTTCGCCGCCTTCAGCCGTGCTACTTCAAGAGTTAAATTTGCGAGTAGCATCTGTTCTGCGGACGGTGTCACTTGATTAGCCGCTTTTTCTAGCGCTGCTTGCTTATCGGTATCTATTACAACAGTACCGTCATCAGCCAGCTTTGAGGCGCCAATGGCAATCTTTTTCAGTTCTTCAGGTGCAATCAGAATGGCTTTCTCATCATCGAATGGCGTTTGCCACTGACTGCCGTCCCAAAATTCCTGCTGGTAGCCAGTGATATAGCCATCTTCATCAGTGCTAAAAATTGCTTTTACTTTGTCAGCTTCCATAACAACCTCCTAAACTGCGTATACCTCAGTCATAACCGCTTGTGCAAGCGATCCGCCCTTGTTTTCATCAGAACCAATAATGTGTGTATCGTCATACCATAGAACTTTGAAGATGGTACCAACATTCGCCATTGTAAAGGTGACTCTCAAGTAGTTAGCGCCAGTTGTGTTGTAAATCAACGCTGCCTTTGGAAGCAAAGTGAAAGCATAGTTGTTATACGTCGGTGCCCCGTTTTGGTAATAGCTCCAAGCAATTAGCCATCCGGATAATGTTTTTGAAAGTGGCGTCGATATTGTCGCAGTATCAGCCTGAGATGGATAAAAAGCACCATGCCAAACAAGTAAGTTATTATTTGTTAATTGCAAGACTCTCAAGGCGTCTAAGCTACTAGAAATCCACTCCAACGGCTTGTTACTGGCAGTTTGATAGTTGCCGCTTAGCGTTAACATACCTAACGATAGTTGCGCACTATCCATCAGTGTACCTTTGTTATAAATTTGACTTAGCAAGCCAAATTGGCTGAGTTCGGTATGCGTCACCTGACTGTTGTCAGTATCCGAATACGTATCTGTGACGATCTTGCCATCGGCCATTGTGGTTGTCCCGTGGACGGTATAGTCAGCAACGCCATCGGGTTTAACACCTTTAAATGAAGAAATGAACTTAGATCCGGTGAATGTAACACCATTGAAAGTCATGCCGTTAAATGTTTCTGCCGAAAGAATCTTAGCGTCAATCTTATAAGGATTCCATTTAGTCCCATCATAGGTATAATATCCCGTTACAACACCGCTGCTATCAGTCAGCCAGTGCATGTCGCCCTTTTTGGGACCTGATGGATACGCGGCACCAACAGTAATGACTGGCACATTATCGCTACCGTCTTTGCCGTCACGACCATCAGTACCTTTGAACAACGCCCATGAGTATTTATTTGGGTCGGTACTATTTGCTTGGGTCTGGTCAACATATATGCCAAGATACATTTTCCCATTACCATTAGTAGTCGAGAAGTCTGTTTTACCATCAATGCTGTTCGCATATGCAACGTGAGTGTAACTTCCTTTGCCGTCACCGCCTTGCGGTCCCTGAATCAATGCCCACTTGCCGGCGTAATCAGCCGGATTGTCACTTGGAACGGATGACTTGTTGCTGTATACAACCGCCATATACTTCTTGCCAGCTGGCAAAGCACTCATGTTTGTCCCTTGATCGTCATCAGCGTAGCGAATCCATGGGTAGTATTGGATTGTTTTGGGAATATCCTTTAGTTTTTGAGCTAGATCTTGATATTGTTTAGCCACCTGACTCGTTTCAAGCAAATAGTCGCCCATGACCATTGTGCTACTTGAAGGATTGCTATAGCACTTATCGAGTTCAAGCACTCGTGCCGATAAATAGAGCTGCCGATCTTCTTGTTCTATCTGAACGGTATCACCACAGCGAATATTTTTCGGTATCTTTTCCAACTCGATTGTATAGTTGACTGCTGGATGATTATTTTGCTTCAAATCTGCCAATGCAGACTGCAATAGCGAAGCCTGCGTTGTTGCCTCATAGTCAATAACGTGATTAAGGTAGCCACCGTCAACCGTTGCAGTGCTGTTCTGCCGTAATCGTGAATATATTCGGTTGCTTACGGTATCTAACAGGTACCCTTCTTTAGTAAGTACGAATTGTCCTGTTGGGTCCGTATAGCTATAGCCAACTAAATTAATGGGTGTGTCACTGCCATCTGGTGTAGCACCTCTAGCGTAGACGGCCGTCATCAAGTTAGTGCTGTCACTGTCAACTGTGATTCGATTGATTTCATCACCAACTCGAAGCGTTATGCCACGATCAGCGCCGCGTTTCTTGACTACGTTCAGATAGCACTTCACCATTGTTGTTCCAACAATACTAAAACTGAAGTAAGTTTCTACTCCAAACTGAGTAGCAACAGATTTCATTCGGTCATAGCTGGTATCTTCACTGTCAAAAGTAAGCGTGCGCACATCAGTGGGAATTTCGTTAACGCCAATCTCCCAGCCACTATTGCCAGTAAAAATGTTGAAATACTGTTCAAACGTCATCTGTGTGGTAGCCTTATAGGCATCCACAATTTCATTTTTTAGATCATTACCAGCATCGGTGCCTTCAAAAGCAATGCAGTAACCTGTGCCATCAGCATGTGATGCAGTAATCGTAATCATTCTGCCATTGCCATCATCATCCATGTAGAGCATATAGTTTAGGTCTTGACACATTGCTTCTGCTTTGGAAAGCTGCTTTTTAGGAAAGTATAGCGTTCCAGTGAAAGCAACCATAGCGGCGTCAACATTAGTACGCTCAATCTCGCCACTAATTCTAAAATCATTTGTGTGATCGCTACCAGCGGTTGCAATCCCTAGCAGATGAAACGATCTGTCTGTAAAGTAAAATTCCATTTATACAAATGCCTCCTGCCAAGATACTTCAGCCTTACACTGCTTTGCCCAGCTTGATGTGAGCAATTCAATGGTGTTATTTCCGGGCTGAATTTTGAAGCCGCCCCAATCATTGCCGATTGTTTGCAGTGTCCGATCTTCTGCACCATTGACAAGAACACGTCGATTGGCAACATCAATTTGCACAATGTCCCCGTCTTTGAAGCGGTTAGGAATATCGTCCCAGTAATCAACGTTAATCCAATCAAAGTAGCTGTCTTGCCAGTTAATTGACCAACCGCGTTGATCGGAGAATCCGGGGAACCAAGCTGTCCAGCCATCAATTGGCACACTAGAGAATCCTGATATTTTCCGTGTCTCAATACCACCATCGCCTAAATCAAGACGATCCAAACGGAAGGTTAACTCATCACCCATTTTTGTGATAACAGCATTGTAGTTGCCGTCACGATAGTAATTGCGTGGCAGTAAGTCAAAAAATAGCATTTGTGCTTGGCGGCCATCATAGACTGTGCCGGAGAAGACCCACTGGTCGTTTGAAGCACTATCATCAAACAGCGCAAGAGAAGCGACAATCTTGCCTTGATACGTCAAATTGAACTCGAAACGGCCTACTTCTGCGGCATTCGTCCCAACGTTGACACGATTGACAAACTGAAAATTAGCCGTGTTAGAGCCATTCGAATTTTTCGGAATGGTGCCACTCATTGAAGGCCCATTCCAGTAATTGGAAGCGGTTCGTTCAGTGGACGGGTAGGCAATACCATTTGCATATCCAAACGGTCCCGACTGTACGTTGGCATCATTGCCATGCTCATAGTAAGGGAATGCCGTAACCCCATTATTGAGCGTGACCCCTGTCGGTGTCTGATTGAAATCGAGATGATAAACGCGTTCAGACTTTTGCTTCACAAAGCCATCAGTCTCATCGGGAGATCCAAACTGTAGCACACTGCCCTGATCATTAATAGCAGTTAACACGCCGTCATCACCGTTGATAGTAGCCGTGATAACTGGTTCAGATGGATAAGTGCCGCCATTGTGTACCGTAATGGTGTTGGTATAGTATTCAGGATCAGCTGGATTAGGCGACCATGGAGAAGCTGTGGTGCCAATTTCAAATTTCATGTTGGATATTGTAACTGTAGTGGAAACTCCATCTAACCTAATTTGCAGTCCTGTTGCTGTTGACGTAGTCCAATCTGAACCTGCAATATTCACTGATGAGTAATGACCAGAACCACTGGACATTTGCACTTGAGCTGAACCAGTAACCCATGGACTCCGGTTAAATTGTGGCACAATTATGCCTGATACCCCTGTGCTTGAAGCTACCCAATCAAAACTCACAGCAATACTGTCACCGGCTTTAACAATATCGCCCAGCTTCTTATTATTAGCAAAATGGTAGGCCTGAAAAGTATCGTTGGTACCACCGGTACCCGTATGCTGCACAGGAGTGCTTGTCCCTGTCAGCAAGTTCACTGGCACGTCCTTGTATGGCATGTTGTCATCCGTCTGTGTGGCTACCGAGTGCGCAATGCCACCATCTGGACAGATGAAGCTGATTGAGATTGTCCCTGATCGAAAGCCTTCGGTGAAGGTAGGCTGACTGTCTACGATGGCAAGATAATATTTATCCGGCTCATCCCCAAAGATTAGCTGCTGGGGTTCGTCCGCATCAATAGCAGCGGCCAAGGAACGCCTCAATGGCACCAAATTGTCATTCATAACGATCCCAGTTACCACAATCGTCTTGACGTCCCGTGACATGTATTGCAACATCTGACCATCGCTGATGCCGACCTTTTGCATTGTGTTGACGTGATTAGTTCCTACATCACGTTCGACCATCTGTACATACATCCATTGGGTAATATCTACTCCGGCGTATGTGATTTTCATGCCTGCTTGTTTCAATTAAACGGTTCCTCCTTTCCAATAAGCATTGAACCTGTCTGTTCTGTCGTTGTACTGCTTAACTTTTGGCGCAACTTTTGGATAAAACTGGTCGTCACCAACTTGCAGAACAAAGCTAAGTTTCGTGAGAAGATCAGCAATATTGTCCAACTTCTTTCCTAAATCATCTGTACTGCTACTTTCGCTTTCAGCAACGGAACCATTACCCAAGTTGTGATTGATGTTGGTAACAGCCTGACCTAGTAGTTGCCAAGCACGGCTTGTTTTAGTTAACGGTAGAATTGTTTCTGGACCATCTTCGCCAACAAGCGCATGGATTGGCCGTGTAATCAAGCCACCATTAGCGTAGCCTTCAGGGCCACTGACACGAGCAAAAGCAGAACTTCCAGAGCCGTAGATGGCCTTCATGTAGCGAATACCGGCAAGCAGATCGTCATATCCGTTATAAACATCATTGTGGCCGGGGAACTTATATGCATTGAACGTTGGCCCAATGGTTTGTACAAGCCCCATTGAAGGTATGCCGGCTTTAGCGTTGCTATCCCACAAGTTAATTGCCTTAGGATTACCATTTGATTCTCGCTGGATAACTCGCATCCATGCAGCAACTTGGTATGCCGAGGCATCAAATCCATTGGCCTTTAAAGCTCGAATAACATATGGCTTCCAACGTTGCACTCCTGAGCCACCGGGATTGGCCATGGAATCTTCTATTTTTTTAAGCTCTTTTTTGATCCAAGCGCCAATTCCGCTATATGCATGTTTAAAAATGCCTTCGCCGAGCTGCCCAAATGCTTTAACGGGTGCCAAGTTAACTAATCCGCTTATTGACTTCTCAACTAAATCAGTTACATGCTTAACCGGGTGAGCGATCCAATCTACAATTGCTTCGAACTTGTCACCGATCCATTTGCCAACATCTTCAGCCTTATCGACTACCCACGAACTAGCGTCTTTAACGCCGTCCCACACACTGCCGATGATGCCGCCTTGTGCAAAGCCGGGAATGCCATACATATCTGCAATGGCTTTACTTTCTTTGCCATTGTAAATACGGTCGCCGGTCTCAAGTGGAAGAATAGTGTTGCGCTTTTCAGCATATATCCACTGATTTGTGCGCTTCTTGTGAATCAGTTCCTTGTAGTTATTACTACCGTCATCGTTGACCATAGCCAATTGCGTACCATCTTTACCAACTTCGCCGCCTTTGGCAAAGTGTACGTATGATGGCAGACCAACTTTTTTAACACCGAAGAATCCTAGAACACCATTGACGGCACCAAGACCGGTTCGAATAACATCAATGACAAAGTTGATACCTGACTGTGCAGCTTTTTTGATACCATCCCAGATGCCACTGAAGAAGCTACCAACGCCACCCCATACATCTGTCCAAACATTTTTAATGTCCTTGATGACACTGCCAATTGTGTCAGCCATGCCATGAATGATTGGTGTGAAGAATTTAACCATGCCGTTCCAAATGTTTCCAAAGAAGTCAGAGATGGCACCCCATGTTTTATTCCAGACATTTTGAATGAAATTTAAAGTTGCGCTGATTCCCTTTGAAATGGTGTTTGATGCATTGTTATAGATCTTAACAATGCCATTCCAAATATCTCCGAAGAAATTAAAGATTGCTTTCCAAATACTATCCCAGACTTTTTGAACTGAATTTAAGAAATTCGTGACATTCTTGACTATCCAATTGGTAGAGGAAGATACAATCTTGACAATTGAATTCCACGTATCAGAAAAGAACTTAGAAATAGCTCCCCAAGTTTTATCCCATGCGTTTTGAATTCCTTTTGTTGTGCTGCTAATCGTTTTGCTGATTGTGTTTAGTGGAGGCTTAACAAACTTTACTAAGCCATTCCAGACATCCTTAAAGGGCTTCTCTACTTTTCTCCATGCAAGTATGAAAAGACCAACAATAAATGCCACAGGATATACAATTATCTTTTTGAGATCATCTAGTCCTGTTTTTGCAATTTTCACAATATTCTTCCAGATAGAAGACATTTTTTTGCTAATTGGATTCCAAACTTTAGACCACGCTGTTGAAAGTGACTTTCCCCAACCGTTAACGGTCTTTATAAAACCATCCCAGCCTTTACCGACACCCTTCCAAAAATCATTCCATTCTTTCTGCGCCTGCTTATTAGCTGCTTCTTGCTGTTTCTGCTGCTTTTTTTGAGCTGCATCAGTGGACTTGTTAATGCCATCCCACCATTTGACTACATTGTTAGTCATTTGACGAGCATCCCAGCCAAGACCACCTAGCCAACTATTAGCCGGCTTTTTCTTAGCATTCCAGCCATCAGTAAACTTCCTGGCAGCATCACCAGCCCATTTACCAGCTGTTTTGCCAATTGTTGCACCAACCGCTGCGCCTAATGGGCCACCAAAGAAAGCACCGATGCCACCACCAATCAGCGTACCGGCAGATTCACCAACAGCAGAAAACTTTTGGCCGACAGTACCTCCTTTAGAAAAGGCCTTTGTTAAATCCTTAATATCTGAAATGGCATCATAGGCAATTGTGATAGTCGCCATGCCCTTGCCAAGTGCACTGCTATTAAGCTTACTGAAGTTGGACAGGATTGATTGAGCTAGTTTAGTATCACCCAGCGCTTTAAGACCGCTGTACACATGACCCAATCCTGCTGCAAATTCCAGCGCTTTTGTCGTCATCCAAAGCCCTGCAATTACTTTGACGGTAGTTTGAATACCAGATTTGTTTTTGACAATGTCATCTAGCACGTCATGGATAGCTTTTAGCGGGTCTTTCATCGTCTTTGCATTGGAACCACCGACATTTAGCCAACCAGCAATGTCTTTGATTGCAGTTTTGAACAGGGACCAGACTTCTTCGCCAGCAATTTTGGCAATGTCCCACATATCTTCGGCAATACCAGTAACATCTTTTTTATGTGCGGAAACGTAGTCCAGAACGTTCTTGGCCCAATTAGCAATAGTTGCCAGCCCTTTACCTAGTGTAGTAGCGGCACTTTGAACAACAGATGATGTCAAAATCCCAGCAAGTGATTGCATGCCACTATTCTTAACATCAAGCAATGGTGCTGCCATCTTAGCCTTGATTGATGTCCAACTACCGGACAGCTGCGCAAGGGCACCTTCACTAGTTTTTCCAAATTGGTCAAATGTGCTCTTGCTTGTTGTCCCAACTTTATAAACTAAATTCATGAAATCGTCAGACTTGATTTTCCCGTCAGCAACCATTTTGGCAAATGAATCCTGACTGACTCCGGCAGCTTTGGCTAATTGTGCGCCTAAGGTAGGAGCCTGCTTTTCAAGTTTGGCAAGGTTTGTTGTTGTTAAATCACCTGAAGCAACGACACGTGTCATCGCTTTAGACAAGGAATCCATGCCGTCTCCGCCTTTGTGCGAAGCCGTGGCAATGCTGGCAATACCAGCACTAATGACGAGAGTTTTATCTGTGACACCATGCGTCATGGTATCAACGGTGGTTTGCATTTTGTTAACTTCGCCACCGGTTGCACCAGTCTCACTGCGCAAATATGACATTTGGTCGGAAAGAATCTGGATATCATTGGCTGACTTACCCATGTTCTCCCACGTCATATTTAGCTTTTCTCCGGCCTCGTTAAGTTCTAGCCCAGACTTTACCGTGTCGGTAATGCTTGAGCTTAGACGTTGCCAGCCGCTTGTGATGGCGTTAGTGATTAAGCCACCCTCAACAATTTTGTGAAGCAAACCCGGTGTCTTTTCGGCTTGCTTGTTTGTTCCCGATATAGCTTCCTTAACTCTGTTGAAAACAGATGGGTTAGCCTTATCCATTTCAGTTTGCAGGCCAGTCATTGAAGACTTAGCTTTTGCTAAACTGGTAGCTGTCTCATCAACACGCGTCTTCTGCGTTCGCCAAGCATCGGAGTCTTTGCCACTAGCGCTCGCAATCTTATCCAACTCAGCAGACTGTTTAGACAGTTGCTCATTCAGATTGCTAATGGAGGACTTATAGCCTTCCATTTTGGCCTTATTAGCTTCTTGCTGATTGCCTTCAGCCTCTAAGCGAGTCACATAAGCTTGGTTGGCACGTGCAGCCGCTGTGTACTCTTGCTGTAAGCCAGCTAATCCAGACTTTTGATAGTCCATGGCCTGTTTAGCACGATCTTGCTGAGCCTGCATACTAGCCAGTTGCTTAGTGGCACCATCAATTTGTTGCTGATACTTTAAAAACTGTTGAGCAACATCGGCAGTATTGCCCTTCAACTCAGCTTGTTTGGCTTTTAGGGCGTCAATCTTAGCCTGTTGTGACTCAATAGACTTACCCAAGCCGTCATACTTAGCTTGAGCAGCGCCAACTGCATCACCAGCGGATTTCATCTCCGCCTCTTGAGCTTTCCAAGCATTTTGGCTAGAGCGAACAACCGCTGTTAATGATTTGACGGATTCGCTTGCCGACAATAGATCCAGGGCAATCTTGGTGCTCATTGTCGCATTAATTTGTTGTGCCACTTCAATCACCCTTTCTCTTGGTATTGCTTCCACATAATTGCCGGATCAATTGGCCGGTCTTTCTTATCCTTGGCGGACATCATTTCCAACATTTCAAAATAGTCGGCATTATCAAAATCCTGCATTGACCAGTGGAAATACATGACTGCCTGCTTTTTCATCCATCTAAAGTCCTGTAGCTGATTTTCAAGCTCATAAACTTTGACGGCTGGATTAATCTTTGCTTTTGCTGGCGTCTTGCTTCTTGGCAGCTAAGTCAATGTCCTCATCACTCATGCCCATCATGCGCTCAAAAGTGTAATTAACTGCCTTAATAGTGTCGGCAAATTCTAGCTCCCCAAGTTTTTCCGTTTCTTGCTTGTTCAGGTTTAAAACGGTGGTTAAGAAATCGATTGAGTTATGCAACATATCGCGTTGCATTTTAATAATTTCTACTGGTTCCATATCGGCAACATCATCAGCTTTGGCCATGAGCAATTGCAGATCATACATCTTTTCCATGTTGCGATTACTGGTTTTTACTTCATGTACACGACCGCTAAGTTGACTAACTTTGATCTTCATATTTGTACCATCCTTTGTATTTGATAAGGTCGCTGTGGTGAATCGGACACCACCAAGTTCACCAGAAAGCGACTTTTGAGCATAAAAAATAGCGCACGTTCGTGAGCCATTCATCAGTTGTTGCTATTAAGTTGCGTCAGATTGCGTCTGTCAGCACTAGTTACCAGAAGTTGCGGTGGTACCAGATCCTGTTGAACTTGCCGGCAATACGTATCCGCCGAACACTTCTTTGTACATGTTGGCTTTGTCGAACTTAGGATCAAGATCACTGTAAATCTTGTACGGCTGGTTGTTGAATGCAATTGTGGAAAGAGCAGTGTAGGTCAAAGCGTCATCAGTACGCTGTTCCGCATTGTTATCAGTCTGGATGTTGGCTGCAGTTTCAGTCAAAATACCATCGCCAAAGCCGTAATAAACAAAATGTTGTCGATCAATCGTTTGCGCCGTGATAAGCAAAGCCACATGTGCTTTCAGATTTTCGTCAACATATCCGCCCTTGCCATCTGAGACAAACCCTTTAATCTTTTGCTTGATTTGGAAGTTCAGATCATTAATGTCAAGCGCTACCGAAGGTTCACTTGTTGGCATTGTCACGTCTTGCACTTGATTGAATCCATAAATTTTGACAGGTGCGGCTGATAATCCAGTGATGTTAGCAGTTTTACCGCCAAGATCTGCGCGCCCTACCTGATAAATTCCATCAGTTCCTAGTCCATTAGTTGCATCTGCAATGAGCTTCTGGGTGCTGTCAACTAACCCAAAAGCAATACCATATAAACCTACTGTTGCCATTTGAACGCCTCCTAAATATTCTTTGTTCTGCTGAAATAAAACGTGTTAAAAAGTTGCTGTGTGTCTGGATCTAATGTACGTTGTCTAACCGCGGCTACCTGCCAATGCTGATGAGTAAAAGCCTTCATCATGGCTATCTCAATGGTTTCGGGATCAGAGTCAAGCAATTGTGAGTACCAAATCTGTACTTCTACTTCCTGATTCAGCGCCCAGAAATCGTTGTCACCATATGCAGCTGGATCATTAGCAGCATCAGTAATCAAAACGACTGTTTTGTCCAGACTATCGACTAATTCTTGCGGCAAATTGTTGCCTTCAACTGCATCAATATCGGCAATACTCGATTGGCTAAGCACTGTTACCGCATCATCTACGGCGCTCATTCATCCCCACCACCATTCGATTTGGCAATAATTTCTTGGTATTTCTCCGCTTCAGCTGCAAATACCGTATCTTTAGCATCGTCACGGGCATTATCAACAAAATGGTCTGCACGGATATACTTGGTGCCATCATTTAAGAATCCTGCAATGAATGCTTTATTGCCAAAGCCAACCGTTGAGCTGCCATTATGGTCACCGTCAATATCTCCTGCTCCGCTGTTGATGTCCTCACTCAAATGGCCATACTTGCCACCATCGCCCTTTGTATTCGGGTGCTTTTCTTTAGTGACCTCTGTCAGCTTCTTGGCAAAAACATCAGCACCAGCCTTGGTAATCTTCTCTTGGTCGCTAATAGACAATTCGGCAGCCTTCGATACTTGCTTAAGCCATTGCCCAAGTGCCTCATCCATATCCACGGTTATGCCCCCTTAGTTGTTTTGACTAGGGTCAGATAGTCATAACGGATAGCATCGTTTGAATCATCTGGGCTAATGTCTGAAATGTCATACACGATGCCATCTATTCTTGCTTGCTGTTGGCTTGCGTTACGTACATCGTGCCTGACAATAACCGTGATTGAATTATCCAAGCGTGTGCCCACAAGCGTGTACTGCTGTGTCAGTGTCCGTTTCTGTTGCTTAAAATGCAGGCTGTAAGCTGGTACAAAGCTCGTGATATTGATACCGGCACCAGTCTTGTGTGACTGTGGAGAGCCGAGATCAACTTTTCGGCTGAAATCACTCGGTTTAAAATTAGTTGCCATCAGTATCACCACTATCCAAAGCTGCTGGCTGATTGGCCTGCAAGTGGAGTAACATCATCAGAACTCCTTGCGACAGTCCATTTTCCAAGGCACGGTCGTAATATTGCTGTGTAACCATTGTCTTAATGGCAAGCTTTGCAATCGGGTCGGATTGATCGAGAACTCCCACAGAACTTGTAACTACCCCCGTAGCACCAGCAACCAAATTTGCAATGGTTGTCTTTTCGGCATCATCAAGATTAAGCTCTGACATTAGGTCAGTAACAATATCAGATTGAAAGCTGTCATTATCAGCCATTACTTCATCTCCTTCATTGGCCGCCTGCCAGTTGATCAGCAAACTGTTTCTTTCATAGGCGACCACTTAGATTAGTTACCTGCGCTTGCTACTGGGAAGTTTGCTTGCTGATTAGCAATTGCTGAGAATGATCCGGCCACAAATGCATCTGCATCAGTTGCCTGCACATCGAATCGATCAATGACACGCAGCTTTGTCTGATCACGTTCAAACGCACCAGCACCGATATTAGTAACAACCAAGCTCATCTGTTGACGATCAAACAGGGTCGCAGCCTGAGAAAGATCGCCATAATACAACGGATAAACTGGTGCAGCAGCAGTGCCTGCGCTTGGCAGCCAACGATCAGAGATGACAACCACTTGATGACCACGAATGCTGTAAGGCATGTCAGGAACAACGTTAGCCTGAATAAGATACTGGCCCATGGCGTCCTTAACCTTTGCCAACTGTGCAAACCCGCTAACGTTGGTCATCAAAACCGATGTGGACTGGATAGCCGGATCAACAGCTGTGTAGATCATATCCAAGATGTCGTCAAATTTAGCAATTGTTGGCTTCTTAGGAGCGTTGTTCATTGCTGAAATGATGACGCCGTTGCGTGTTACAACATCCTTACGGGAAACAAATTGTTCAATCCACGCTTGAATATTTTGATCGCTGTCATTAAGCAAAGTATTCGGCATTGTAGAAATGCCAGCATACCGATGAATGGTGTACTTGATTTGTGTCAACTTTGGATCATCGTTGTCACCAATCAAGCCATTTTCATCGTCAAGGTTTGCCAAGGGTGTGATCGTTTCAAACGGTTCATACACACGTGACCCAGTTGGGGTAGAAACGTTCTCAACCTTCACGTATTGTTCGAGAGACGCGTATTGTCGTTTTAGTTGATTGATGTTGGTCTGAATATCAGGCGGGATCGTCAACCCCGCATTGGACGTATCACCGTCAGTGTTGCCAGAAGTTACCAAATCCGTAATCCGTTTCTTGCCCGTAGCCAAATCCACAAAATTGTGGACAAAGTCTTGAGCCTTAGACGTTTTCTGAATGATGTTTACCTTTTTTTCGGTAATGTCAGTTGGCTTTTCTGCCTCCGCTTCAGCTTTAGCGTCATCCAGCGCTGACTTTGCGAAATCTCGAGCAGTTTTAGCAGCCTTCAAATCATCTGTTACTTTCTTAACGTCATCTTCTGTATAAGAAGACGGATCAGATGCCAAGGCAACCGCCATCTTTTGTGACTTGTCTTGCAAATCAGTTACCTTTTGTCCCGCTGAAATCCATGCGGTGTTTAAATCGTTTACACTAGCCATTATTTGGCCTCCTTATTTTTAATGCCTAACAACAAAGCCAGCTTAGGATTAATGGTTTTCTTTCCATCATCCTTAGGCTGGCTTTCAGTTGGCTTATTTTGCTGACTGTTTGCTTTTGCCATTAATGATTTAACACGGTGAATCATGTCAGTTGTTAGTGGCAAAACGCTGTTTGTAACTGCCGGTGCTGTATCAAACATAATGTCATCGGCGAAGCCTTTTTCAACAGCCTCTTTGGCATTGATCCATGTCTCGTTAACCATCATGTTGTACACATCACTTGGACTCATACCGGTTTTTGCTACATAAACATCAACCAATGATTGGTCAATACTGTCTAACGATTGGCCTGCTGAATTTAATGCATCAACATTGCCGTTTGCTGACGTTGATGCTCTGTGAATCATCAGTTGAGCTGTTGGTGCCATCTCGACTTTGTCTCCCGCTAAGGCAACCACTGATGCTGCAGACGCTGCAAGGCCAACAATATTGGTAATGATGCTGCCTGAATAATTCTTGATGGCTGTTGCTATCTCACTGCCAGCAAACACATCACCGCCTGGGCTATTAATTTCCAAAACAACGTCCTGGCCGTTTGCCTTTGACAATGCATCAGACAAATCAGATGGGGTAACTGTCTGGTAACCAAAGAATTGATAAATGTCGGCATCATCTTCACTTGAGATAACGCCCTTAATTGGTACCGTTACTGCCATTCGTATCACCTCCTTTAAGGTCCGACTCCGCAGGCGTATATTTAGGCGCATCGTCTGGCAAGAAACCGACACGACGAAGCAAAAAGTCGGATTGGTTGCCAGAAAGCGCACCGTTTTTGACGGCACCCCCAACGGCTGCTAAATAGCTGCTCCGATCCTGATCAATGGCCGGCTGAATATCGATTTCAATTGCAGCCGAAAATTTCTCATTTAACTCGCTAGCAATAGCCTGTGCATATCGGTTGAGACTATTCGCATACATGCCCTCAATCATCGATAAGGATGACTGCTGGTCACCTTGACCATTCAAGTAGCTGTCAGGAATGTTGTAGACTTTCGCAATCTGCTTGCTTGTCCAATCTGTCGATGAGAGCAGCTTAGAGACGTCCGAGTTTAGTTCCAGCGGATCATATGTTGTCAGCTCATCAAGCACGACTGGGCCCTTATTTGAAGTTGCTTGAGTCATGAATCCTGCCGACAATGCCTGCTTTTCTTTGAGACTTAATGCCGACCCATTCTTTGCAGTCAACGTTCCGTTAGAAGTAATGGCCTTTGACAGCGCCGATATTGTCAACCCATTGGCACTGTTTTTGATGTTCAGTTCGTTTTGCAGAGCTAACAACGGCGAGCGGCCAACTTCTCCACCATTCCCAATGCCGAGTAGTCTAAGATGAATCATGTCTGACTGTGGAACATTGTTCATAACAGAAATACTTGGTTCATCAAAAGAAACGTTGTAAGTGAGTCCAGTGCCATCGCTTAAAAGAAATACAGATACTTGAGACGGGCGCAAATATTCAAGACGAACGGGCTGACCGGTAAGCTGGTTGCGCCAAATATACGCATAGGCATTCCCATCAAGTAGCAGTTGTGCCGCCATTGACTGCCAAAATGCTTGCCGGTTAGTGGTTGCTGATGGGTGATCAAGAATCGTTTGTGTTCGTGGCTGTCCTGCTTGCATATAACAGGTTGCCAAGTCAGCAGACAATTGATAGATCGTTGCATAAAGGTCTGAGTTGAGTAAGGCCTTACGTGCCGGAACATAGCTTGTAGGGTCAATTGCCAACCCAGCCAAATTATCATCAAAAACTGACTCAAGTACGCTCTGATATTCTGGAGCAGCACGATTAGTTGCTTTGTTGTTTAAGAATCCAAAAAGCACCATCAGTCACTTCCCTTCTTGGCTTTGCTAATCACAAGTGCTGTTGCTACCAACAACATTCCCAAAATCACTTGCCCGACTAACAGACTGACTGAGAATGCAGCATAGACTAGGACACCAAATCCACATAAAAAAAGAACCGTCTCAATATTTGCAAATAGAAACAGTCCTGCCACTTTCAGAGCTTTACTAAATTGTTCAACCAACGGGATCACCTCCAAACCCAAACTGGCCGTCTTCGATCATTTTTTTGAACTTCTTGGGCGTCATCAGTTCAACTTCTTTGGTGCGGTCATTCGCTATTCCATAATCCTCGAAGTGATACATGCCTTGATAAAGAGCGTCAATTAAGGCATCAACCACATCGATTTTCAACGTTGCTTTGGCCTTATCGACTTGAATCCCGACCTTATCTTCATAGATTTGAGCATTAAGCAATGCTTTTTCCATGATTTTGTCGTCTAATCTAGTGATCGATTTCTCAATAAACATCGTTTGCAAAAACTTAGTCGGGTCTTTCAGCTCGCCAGTTCGTTGCTTGACCGGCAAAAGATTCCAGCCAGAATTAAGCTCTAGCTGTTTAACCATGCGGGTAGCACCCATTGCATCGTATCCAAAGCACATGACGTTCAACCGGTGCTTCTCAACAAAATCAATCAGCCACGTATACACCTGATCATCATTGATAATCCCTTGCGGATGGCTAGTGATTGTGCAAAAGCCTTCTTTTGCCAACTCTCGGTAGGCAATACCATCTTGCTTTTCCTTGGCTTCAATTGATCCAGCTTTTTGCCAAGGAATAAACGAATGTTGAGCAATGTACCAGTGTTTTCCATCGCTATCTTCATATGGAAAAACAAAAGCAAGCGCAGTGTTATCGCTAAACATCGAATAGTCAAATCCGATATAAACATCACGACCATCAATTTCAAAGCTAGGAATGATTGCGTGTTCAACGTCTGCTAGTTTCAAGTAACTGTCTGATGATTCTTGAAGCCACATATTCAGATTCTTGTTTTGAAAATCTCCAATATTGTTTGAGAGCATGTCACTGTCACGTTTGTCCACCAAACCTTGCATTAATACTTCTCTTTGATCAGGCAAATCCAATAGTGGATTACTCTTAACCCAAGTTTCGGGCTTGAACGTCTCATTAAGACTGTCTTGCGCCCAAATAAGTCCTAAGTACGTATCAGCATCTCGTTTGTAATCCTGTTCCATGGCCTGCTGTATCATTTTCTGATCTTCATGAAACGGTACTCCGGGCTTAGGATAAGCTGTTGAAATCTGGATGAACTGGCGATTCTTCACTTTGACTTGTCCAGATATGATTTTTGATATCTTATCGCGGCTTTCGACTTCTCCGATTTCATCAAAAATGGCTGTCGTAAAATGATAGCTATCATATTGGCCCGATTCATGGCTTATTGGGCGTAACACGTTATTGTTGTTACGCATAAGGATCTGGTCTGACTGAATACTATGGGTATCCAAGCCAACCTCAGTCGCAAGCGACCTAAAAGGCTCATTAGCAATGATCTTTTTCATCATTCCTTTGATGTACCCATATATTTTCCCGGTTTGCTTGTAATTAATCGATGCTACTAAGAAATCTTGGTTAGACAATCCTAGCGATTCAACTAAATATGAGTAACAAGCAATGATTGACATCATGTACGTCTTGCCTTGACCACGTGCAACACTAACAATGGCACGACTAAACCGTTTACCACCATCTTGGTTACGCCAGCCGATAAGTTGAGACAATATAAAAGCCTGCCAAGGCATAAGCTTGGTAGGCTCTCCGGTATCGACATCCGGGCAAATAGCAGCGAAGTTTAAAATGTTGCTAACCTTGTTTAAGTCATAATTGAACGGGAAGCTATGGTCACCTTCTAGTGAACGCTTTAGATCTTGTATGTGCCTGAAGGCCGCAAGTTTAATTAGATATCCGGCTTGCTGTTCACCGCTAAGAACGCTTAATGCATAAGCTGTCCCCGGGTCCCTAAATGTACTAATAACTTCTTCAAAATTTCCACGCTGATAAGCCCCAAGAACATCATGGGATTGTGTTAAGTCAACTCGGTTCACCTAACATCGCCTCCTAAGAACTTCTTCATCTCGGCGACTACATCAGGCTTCTTGTCAGGCGGCTTAATTGTTGCAAGATCTGCACGGCTCTTAGGTGACAGCCCTAGTTGAATGCCAATCGCAGTCATTTGCTTAGAAGCGTCATTATATATGGCTGTGGCCGGATTGCGCTTATAACCCATGAAGTCTTTTCCAACAACGTCTCCCGCACTATTTTGAACGCTCCTGTATATAGCTTGCTGAACACCATCCTTTTTGATCGACTCGTAGGCTTCTCGGTAAATCTCATAGGCACTGCAGTAGTTTTCAACCAAATTAGCATCGATGCGTTCAATCACTGATTGTTGCTCTAAAACAGGTAGAACACGGCGCCACATTGCTTTGGCAATTCGACCCAAATAAGTTGGCGGTGTGGTCGGAAAATTGCCGTTGTGTTGGTCTTTATAAGCTTTTTTGACGATCTCACCCACCTCCTAACTTCGGGCTGACCCCCCCTAGGTAAAATTTTTGAAAATTTGATTTTGCCACAAGACGACAGCTGGTGTGCGCTCCCCGACTAGAGCCAGTAAGGGGGGCGTCCAAAAGAATTTCACGTTTGTCATTCTCACTGCTGGCGGTCAATCAGCTCAACTATCCGTTTTACGTCACGCAAGTGTGGCGATCCCTTGAGCACGTTGGCTTGGCCGGTGCCATAGTACGTTTTCTCCCAAGCTGTCTTGGCTTGGTGGCAGGCCTTGCAGCACGTGACAAGGTTAGACGCATCACTCATGCCGTTAGCATCAGCTTCGATTGGCACCACATGATCAACGATGTTCCCTTGTGTCAGCCTTCCACGTGCTTTGCAGTATTGGCACAGGCTGTAGTCACGATCAAGCACAAGCTGACGCAGGTGTTTCCACTGTGGTGTCTTGTAGAACTTGTACTGTTCTCGCTTGCTGACTGAACGATTGCGTGTGATGTGGTTGTACTTCCAATAGTCACGTTTCTTTTCGTCTGCTGTAGCTTCCAACGACTTGTGCTGTGCGCAGTAGCGTGCCGGCCACTCCACAACGTTGTGGCAACCATCTGCACGGCAACGATGGACTCTTGGCATTTGTGTCACTCCTTATGCAATCCAATGACGATCCCCAATCCGATAAGCAATGTCAACACAGCAATCACAACTATTAGCGGCATGAATACTAGCAGCCAACTCCATGCGATCAAGCCGAATAGCTTGGCCAACACGAATATTAGTGTGAGCAGTAATAAGAAATTGCACATGCTAAATCTCCTCTCGATTAAGATAATATGATTGTCGAATAGGAACCGTTACCGTCAATATTTAGACTAGTAACATCCCATCCTGATTTATTTAGCAAACTGATTACTTCATTAACGACTGCTGGATTGTACTTGGAAACGCTAATTGAGATTGGGGATGTAGTATTAATTCCTTGATTAATGGCATCGTTAACTTCCGCAATCAGATTGTCTTTGTATTTCTTAGTTGCAGTGGCACGAGTTGGTAGGGATCCTTCAATTTTTGGTAGCACTGGTGCTGGTGGAGGTAACTGACGGTGAGACAATTGCCTACTTTGGCCTTTAGCATTATCGAATATCATGTCTATTCCTCCGTGTATTGTTTGATCTTGTCTGTCCTCATGTCGCACCACGTTTCGTGGGTACCGTTCGCTTTATATACCGTTACGACTGGCATTGATCGATATCCCAGCTTGCGGAACCGCTCGTAGTCGTCCGCGTCTGCTGTGATGGTTTGCACTGGCATGACACGCGACAGCTTGAATACTGTTCGCCGGCACTTTTGACAGTGCGGCTTCGTGTAGATAATTGCTTGCATGCGTTTCTCTTCCTTTGACAATTTCTCAATGATTATTCGCTCCACGTTGCTCACATATCCGTAACTGACTCTTTTCATACCTGACATGACTTACACCGCCAACTCGAATGAGAAGCCGTGGTGATGTTTGTGCTTGTCTTTAAGGCACCTG